CATGTCCCAGAGACCGATCTCACCACTCTCGAATTGCTGCCTGGCCCGCTCAGTGACCTGTACGGCGGCCTGGTATTGCGGCTGTTGTGCATACCACTGGCGCAGCTCTCTATGGGGCACCATCCCCCGCCCCAGCACATCGTACTCCTGACGCGCCCGCAGTTGCAGCAATTGCCACTTCTGCTGCACCGCCGGTTGGCTGAGCCAGGAACTGATACCCATAGACGGATAGGTATTGATCCGCGCATTGAGTTCCCTGATGCGCGCATTGATGACATCGCGTTCCTGGATGGCTTCCGGTGGATGCGTGCGAATCCACCCTAGCTGCGGGATGCCGATCACCTGCTGTAACGGCCACTGCGACGCCTCCAGGATCTTGGTCAGCGGCGGCTGGGCCACTTGCCAGGCTTTGCCGAGGAGCTTACCCAGGGGGTCCCAGACCCCCCGCCCGCCCATCAGGTTTTCCGGCCCCAACACCTCCCGTCCGGTCACTCCCGGATACGGCGCGGTCGGGGTCGGGATCGGGGGTGGTTGACTGGTAATCGGAATGGTCGGCGCCAGGGTGGTCGTAGCTGAGATACCGGGAGGCGGCGCCGGTTGATACAGGGACACCAACGGCGGCGGCTGGTAGGCTGGGGCGGGCGGCTGGTAAGCGGGCGGCGTTTGCTGGTAGGCGGGCTGCTCCCAGGGCTGCTTGGCAGCTTTCTTTTTAGGCAAATCTGGAAATTCAATCCCGGCATAGACAACCATCTCAAATTTCCCCCATCTTCAAGAGCGAAACCTGGGGCGTCGGCGGCGGCTGATAGAGAACCCGGCCGACATAGTCGAACAAGTCGGATACTGTTGTCTGACGACCTAACACCTGGGCATACTGCCCGAATCCGTACATCAGTCGACTCATCTCGTCCGCGGTGATCGGCCGGCCGGTGCGCGATTGCCAGAAATTGACCAGATTCCGATAGTCACGAACTGCCTCATCAGCCCCGCCCCGCGCAGTTGTGTAGTACTGCGCAAACGGTTGAACTGCATAACCGAACCAGTTTGCATAAGCCCCGGGCAGGCCCTGGGCGTTGAAAGCCGTCTGCTGTTCGGCAGACGGGTAGTTGGTGATGGGCGGCTGAGGAGCAGCCACATTCGACCAGGTCCAACCTGGAATGGTCCCAGTAACGGGTGGGGGTGTCAGAATGTTACCTGGCATGAGCCTGCTCCTGCATTACGCTGGTCGCCTGCATCACAGCGGAGTACTGCTGAATAGACTGAGCGAGCTGCTGGGCGAACTCCGGGTCCTGAGCGGCGTATTCCTGAGCTTGCAGCAGGTAATCCGGCAGCGCCATCCCGGACTGGCGGATGTCCCCCAGGAAACCAGGGATGCGGTCTAGCCGGTCAGCCACAGCCTGGCCGATCCTGCTCATGCGACCTACCAGTGAGCGTGGCATTATGTCATCCCCAACGGCGGCGGCGGCGCTCCCGTGAGTTCATTGAATCCGGGAGGTGGCGTCATCGCAGCGATTTCCTGCAAGCGGCGGGGGTCCACTGGACGGGGCTGCTGTTCCGGTGAGCTAGGCTGGGGCATCATACCAGCCAGGGGCTGCACCTCTGGCGCTGACTGCGGCGACTCCGCCAGCAGGGCTTCAGGCGCCAGGCGCCCATCTGGCATCATTTTCCAACCCGGCGGCACGGTCAGTTGATCTGGAATGTAGCCCCGCTGGGCCGCCTGCTTGACGGCCTCGATTTGGGCGAACTGGGCATAAATCTTCTCGACCTGAATCCGGTCCAACTCTGCGGTGGCGTCCGGCACGATCTTGAATTTGGTCAGCGCCGTCTCGTGGGACAGCGTGCCCGACGCCTTGGCTTCCATCGCCATGCGCAGATTGGCCGCATCATCCTGCGGCATGGGGTCCGACAACGTGACCTGCACGTCGAAGTCGTCCCCCACCGCCGTAGTGTCCAAAAGCACCTGGCGCCGGACGGCCCGGTTGCTCAGCTCAGGGGTGGTCGCCTCCCCAACGACCACCAGGTGGATCTTGTCGCCGACCAGAGGCGCCACTTTGTTCCGGGCGATCAACGCGGCCAGGCGAAAGGCGCCGGCATAGCCGTTCTCGATGGCATTCCAGATCGGCACCAGCGGTCGCCGACCGGATTGGGTTAGCAGATTAATGGCGTAACCAGCCAATGAGGCCGGCATCTCGCCGTAGAGGGCAAAAGGAAACGTCCCGTGCTGAAAAGCCTGAATCCACAACTTGCCCAACTGGAAGAAGTCGCTGGGCAGCACGCCCCGTTGAATCGCTTGCAGCTTCTCGTTGGAGAAGAAGTAGTTCAGGGCGCCCGGCGTGGTGTCCAGCTCTGGGCCACCTTCCACTCCGTAGCGGTCGGAAAAAATGGCCCAGGCATTGGTCACCGCCGCCCAACCCGCGGTGGTGAGAATCGAGAACCAGGTATTGAGATTCTCCGCAGTGGACTCTACCCCCGTCAGCAGCGGCCGAACCGCCTTGGCTTCGTCACGCCGGGGCGTGACGCGGGCGTTGGCGATCACGTAGGGTAAGCAACCATAACCATGAGGCGCCAACACGGCGCCACCAGCAGTCCGCACCGGCTCGTTACCCGCCCAGTAGACGCGGTACTTGTCGGTCCACAGCTCTGTCCAATCGATAGTATCAGACGCATGGTACCGTTCAGCGTCCCGCAGCACATTGGGGTGATAGCGGCGGATGGTCGAAACCAGCCGCGGCCAACGTTCCACCACGGTGGTGGGTCCCTCTGGCCCGTCTTCGATGTAGACCTCGCGGGGGTCGCGGCGTTGCAGGAGCAGAGGCGCCTTTACCTGGCGGTAATCGGCGCCGTCCGCCTGAATCGCATCCTCCAAGAACAGCACCCGCATGACCACCCGCGCCCGCATGGCCGCGAACCAGGCCATTTCACCCGTCAGGTTACGTTGCAGCCGTTTCTCCGTGTAGCTCTTCCAGGCCCGAAAGAACTGCTCCATCTCGTCCGCAGTTTGGGCCGCCTTTTTGGTCTCTCGATTGGCCGGAACCGTGATGTAGTAGTCCATCTGCGAGGCCAGGTCATACACCAGATCGACGGCATTCGTCGAGTACGGCATGGTGACAACCTGCACCGCCGGGTTGTCCGCGTCCTCGTCAGCCCCTGCACCCGGGGCCGGCGCGGTCTGGTCGTAGAGCAGCTCCAGCCGCTCGTAAAGCTGGTCCCGCTCCGCCGCCATTTCTATCAGGCCCTGGGCCTGTTCCCACAAGTCGTCTACGCGGGGCTTTTTGACCATGCCTCACCTGAATGTCGAACGCCTCGGCCGCGGGCGCTGCCTGATGGACGTGTAGAGGGGCGTGTTACCAGAACGGTTGAACAGGAGGTCCGCCCCCTGGACACGCCGGGCGCGCTGGGGAGCGCCGCCGGAACGCGGCGCGGGCAAGTCGCGATGGACTGGGCCATACCAGTGATACAAGAAATATGAAATGGCCTTGATCGCGTGGTTGTGGCGGTCAATGGGCATGTCCCGCTCCGCCTGAGTTTCCCGCGTGCGCGGGTAACGATATTTACCAAACTCCCGGAAGAGTTGCGTGAGACTGGGGTTGAAGAAGATGCGCGGCTCTTTCGTTTCAGGATCGACCAGGAACGTGCGTAGGCGCTCAATCCCGTCTGGAATCGGGACCGGATTCGCCGCCAGATGCACGCCACCCCGTTGCTGCCAAATCTCCACATGGGACGCCTGCGCTTGATGCTGTCTTCCGGCAACGTCGATCACCCCCCCCACCACGTTGCCCCACCAGGGCCGCTGCTCAGCGGCCAAGATCATATCGGCGGTAGTATACCCCGATTCATAAATTTCGTCAATCGCCATGACGGTATCGCCGGCCACCTGGAGAGCGATCACTGCGTAGGCGGTGGCGAAGCCGGGGTCTATCGCTAGATGGACAGATAGAGCCGGATCGAACGTCGCCCACTCAACGACGTGGCGCGCGTACTCGAATTCCTTATGCACCAACCCCTCTGGCTTGCAGGGGATGGCCCCAAAGCGCTCCTGAAAGAGGTCGGGCGAAAAAAGGGCTTCCAGGGCCAGAATTTCAGGGTCATCTCGACCCTGGGGGAAGACGGCCAGGTTCGACCAGGTGGGCAAACTGAAAGAACGGCCGTCTTCCGTGTTGGGGGCCTGCCAGCGCGCCCATACTTCCGGAAACCAGCCCAGCGAACCCTCGAAGGTCCCCGACATGATCACCCAGCCGCGCTTCTCGACCACGCGGCCCCTGCACTTTAGCCAGGCCAGGTATTCCTGTTGGGCCGCCTCTACCATCAGGATGCCGTCCGGCGCCTTGGACGCCAGCCGCATGATCTCTTGGCTCGTTTTCGTCTCGATCTGCGCGCCCCACTTGGTTTGCAGTTGCCACGGGCCGCGCCGGGGCATCATTGGGCGACTCTCCAAGGCGCCAATCCGCTCCAGCGCCTCCATGACGTACGTGAACTCTGCCCGGGTCTGCTCGTAGTCCGGGCCGACGATCCAAAATAGGCCCTCCGGCACATCGCAGTGCAAGAGCAGCTCCATTGCGCTAAAATACGACTTACCAGCCCGCTCCCCACCCGCGACCAGCACAAACCGCGCGCCAGACAGATGCGCGCGCAGTTGCGTCTCAGTCGGTTGGTAGCCAACTTGTCTCCAAATTCCCGGCAACACCATCTCACCCCCGCTCAACGCGCTCCCGCATCTCGAAGCGCCCACAGACCGGCCAGTGTGCTTTCCAGTCTGTCCCCGCTCCGCCTGATTGCCGCGTGAGAGCGCACTTGGCCCACGACTTGTTGCGGCTGTGGTAGCGCTGAAAATGCCGACAATCAGCACACTGCTGGCCGGCCGGGCCAGCCCCGAACGCCCGATGCATCTCCTGAATCCGAGAGGGCAATTCGGAGCCGACCCAGTGCCCGGCTTTCCCCTGGCCGAACAGCGGGCGCGTCACGGCATTCCCCGCAGCAGGCTGGGGATGATGTCCTCGATGCCACTGCACGCCAGCAGGAGCAGTCCGAACAGGGCGATCACAATTGCCAGTAGTTGAGTGCTTCTACACATCAACCGCCTCCGCTCGTCGGCGCCGCTCAAGTTCGGCGGCAATCACCCCAATCTGCTGCGGAGCCACCTGCGCTCCTGTCAAACGCGGTTGCCTGACAACGGTGGGGAACAACTGCGTCAGGGCAGTATCCCGAATTCCCCGCGCCTGAAGCTGTTCGTAAATCTCTACAAAGCGCGCCCGGTCCGCAATTTCATTCTCGCTTTGGCAGAGTCTGATCCAGCCTCCCAGGGCGCGGACCGCCGCGCTCGTCAGGGGATTGCGGAATTCGGGCGCCTTTATGAGGTTTTCTCCCGCATAATACTCTCCACTGGAGAACGTTTCTGCAACATCACCCCAAGCCTCCAGGGCCAACTGCTGCGACTCTGGAGTCGTCACCGCGCTGCGTAGTTCGGCGATGGTAGGAAACCATTTTGAGGTCACTACATGATGAATGACAGCAGTCTGGAGCGCCTCTAGCGGCAGATCGCCGAGCAGCTGTTTATAGAGCCGGTAGGTCGCCTGGACCTGCTCGGTCTCCAGTTTTACCGTCCAATACGAATACGCGGACGTTAGTAAGGCCCAGATTTTGGAGAACTCATCATTTTTTCGATCCAATTTTCGCCTTCCTCTCGATCCACCATTACAGCAGCCGCGACTGCCCGGGGCAGGTGCTGTAAGTCGACTGGAATGCCGGCCTTGTTTCCTGGTTCCGGGCGGGGAGCAGGTTCACCAGGCACGCGACCGGCCAGGTAGTATTCGTTGACCATGACTGTGTAGCTCTTGGGCGACCATTGTGCGCAGTAACCGGCTACCACACGGCCCCAGCGCTCCAGGCTGGCCGCGTCATCTGTGACGCGTTCACAAATCCAGTGGATAGCCCGCTCCCGTTTACGGGTACCGTCCACTAATTTGCCGGTGGGAAATTTCCCGCCGTTGTCGATGTAGGCTTGAATTTGAGCCGGGAGCGGAGGAGAGCGCGGTGGCGTGCGGGTCTCTCTCTCAGACTCTCTCTCTACCCCTGACTCCTCTTGTTCTACTTCTCTTAAC